TGTGACATCTTCCGCAGCAGAGCTTAACATTCTTGACGGTGCAACACTTTCAACAACTGAGCTTAACTATGTAGGTGGAGTTACATCAGCAATTCAGACACAGATAAATGGTAAGGCAGACACATCTCATACACATGCTGCATCAGATGTAACTTCTGGAACATTTGACATTGCAAGAATTCCAACTGGAACAACTGGTACGACTGTTGCACTAGGTTCTACAATAGGTCTTACACCTGTTATTCCTACGTCAGTAGGTGCATTTGGGACAGAATCATCCGCCTCTGTTGACAGCACTGGTTTGGTAACTTTTAGCACCGTTACGTCTGTTGGAATTTATGGTTGCTTTTCAAGTTCCTACAATAACTATATGATTCTTATTAGTTTTGGTACTGCAGCTGCAGCCAATACCGCTTTTCTTCGTTTTGTAACTGGTACAAGTGTAAACTCAACTTCAAACTATAACTGTAGATTTGGTACTACTAATAGTGGTGCAATATTCGCTGGTGCATCTAGTACTGGACAAACTTCTGTTACGAGAATAATGAGGTATGAAACTACTGGTGGCAATCTTTGGCTAAACGTATTTAGCCCAAACCAGTCTGACCGAACTCGTATTCACGGAATAGGAACTGACACCTTGGGTTCAATGGAGACTTACGGTGGTGGATTTAATGCAACTACAGTCTTTAATGGATTTAGGCTTTATGCCGCGTCAGGCACAATAGAAGGGACGGTTAGGGTATATGGATATGCCATTTAATTTAGAAGACATTACTCCAGAAGGTTCAGTTGTTCCTATTTATAGGGGAGAGCTAACCATTGAAGAAGAAGATTATAGGGACACTCTTCGTTCAGAATTTCTAGCGTCAGAAAGTGCTGCTGAAACGCAGTCTGAGCTAAAGCAATCAGCCATTCAAAAATTGGCTCAGCTTGGACTAACCATAGAAGAAGCACAAGCAATTGTAGGCTTATAAAATATGATATAGTTGTACCTACGTTTGCCTTAACGTGATAAATGCGGTATAGTTTAATACCGCTTTATGATTGGAGGTAGCAATGCTATCTATTTTTAGTTCTAAAGGTTTTAAGTTTTTTATAAGTTTTGCAATATTTTTATCATTTTGTTTAGCAAATCCAATTACTTCGGATCCTACTCAAGGCTCTGGTTACAAAGCTTTTGAAGAAACAGCACAAACTGTTACAGCATCAGCCTACACTGTACCAGTAAGAGAGCGTGGATTCTACGTTCCCAAGTTTATGTGGCCTGTTCCAAATGATCGTTATAATGAAGGTTTTGGTGTTTGGCGACCAGACACAAACTCTTATCACGATGGCCTCGACCTTATGCCAGGGTATGGAACAACAATAGTTTCAGCAACAGATGGTGTAGTTGTAAAAGCAGAGCACTCTGGATCTCTTGGGGTACACGTAATAATCTATGATGGTGGATATTACACAATGGTTTATGGTCACATGATTGAAGGATCGATACCCTCAAATATTGTGCCAGGTGCAGCAGTAAAAATGGGAGATCCAATTGGTCAAGTAGGCAATACTGGTCACTCAACTGCTCCTCATTTGCACTATGAAATTCATGACGAGGGCACACCAGTTGACCCTTGGACAGTAATGAACAAATACGCACATTCGCAATATGCTATACTGTCTATAGCCCATAAAATTTAGGGCAATATCAAATAAGGAGAGTCATGACTATTTTTACACGAGCCTTTTGGCACTATGCAGGAGAGCGAGCAATTAAGACATTTGCTCAGTCTCTTATTGGTGGTTTAACAGCCACTGGTGTAATGGGAATTCTTGATGTTGCATGGATCGCAGTTCTTTCAGCTGCAGTTCTAGCAACAGTAGTATCCGTTCTTACCAGTATTGTAGCTGTCAAGCCAGCAACACCAGAACCAGCAGAATAATTTAATACTTACAGAGATGCCCCTAGAAAAATCTGGGGGCATTTCCTTATGATATAATTAATTGAGGAGAATACTTTATGCCACAGTACATTAACCCCTTTACGCAGTATCGCATGAGCGATGACTGGGAAGGACACATATCTAGAGGTACGTCCCGAGGCGGAATTGATTACGCCATGCGCATCGGAACACCGATTACAGCTCCAATAAACGGTCGTGTAGAAAACAGACCAATGACCAATGGCTTTGGAAACTATGTTCGCTTTCATCACGGCAGCGGCTACGTTGATGAGTTCTTACACCTCAACAGTTTTGTTGCTGAAGGAAACTACGCTCAAGGTCAGGTAATTGGATACTCGGGTAACACTGGGCAATCAACTGGACCCCACGTACACTGGCATCTGATTAACCCTAGCGGAGTAAGAGTAAACCCTCTTGATGCCGTGCAATACCACGCAAATGCAGCAGCCGAAGAAGCTGCTAGAAAAAAGAAGGAGAACGATATGTATTATAACAAAGTTGCAACAAATAACTGGCACTACGTTGTCGGTCAAGAGTACATCCGAACAATTACACCCGAAGAAGTTCGTCACGTTATTCACAACATGGGTAATCCTGTTGAACACTCAAAGATCGAGGATTTTATTCTTTGGTGCAAGGCCTTGAATATTCCAGAGTCGGTGGTTCGTGGACTTTCCAAAACTAACCGTACTTGGTCAAGACTCGGAACACTTTCAGGTGGTACTGGCGGTGGAGCAACAGCAGAAGAAATTGCTGCTGCTGTAGATGCCACACTAAAGGATGATTTCGCAGCTGTGCCAAAAGCTGTAAATGACGATATGGCAAAACGCCTAGAAAAGTAAAAATTTACAACTAGAGTACCCCTAGAAAAATCTGGGGGTATTCTTTTTGGGTTATGCTAAAATGTATTAGGAGAACAATGATAACTAATTTATATGCAAACAAGGTTTATGCTGAAAACCCATCTGCTCTATGGACACTAGATGAAGATATGCCAACCTCTGGAACACTTGCTGCACTTCCAGCATCGATCAACCTTAATGGGTTGTACGGTGTGGGAGCTGAAGTTTATGGGTTTGGCAATGACTTTGGGTATTACATCTCACCAAATTCTTCACCATCAAATCTTTTAGTATTTAATAACGCAATTCCAATTGTGTATGGTGCACAAAATTCAACAAGCATTTACTCTGGAGACGGAACTCCTGCTCTGATTATTCCAGGTAAGGGATTCATGCACGACTTTGGTAAAAATAAAAATATTACTGTAGAGTTTTGGGCAAAGATCGTATCAGATGAGAACACAACAGAAAGAAGAATTTTTGGACCAATCAACTCTACAGACGGACTTTACGTCAACGGTCCATTCCTAACTTTAAAGGTCGGAAACGCTGTTGGCTCCCATTATGTTGGACAATGGGGTAGGCCAATGCTTATTGACATTTCTTACACTGATGAAAAAATATCTTTGATAGTTAATGGAGCACCTGTCTTGCTACTAGATTTTGACATTAACTATACAACATTTAATACCGAGCCAGAAGATAATTGGCTAGCATTTTTTGCATATGACTCTATTCCAGTTATTAACTTAGACTGTATTTCAATCTACCCATATGGTGTTTCAAACAAGCAAGCAAAACTGCATTTTGTTTACGGACAGGCAGTAGAAGAGCCAGAGTCAAAAAATACAGAAGTTTCCGATCTTCCAATATTGATAGATTATCAAATGTCAAAAACAGCAGGGAACCACAATTATCCAGATCACAGCGTTTGGTCTGACGGATATACTAGAAATTTGTCTATCAACAATAGACAGCTTTCTGCAATTGCTATGGAAAAACCAGAAATATCTTTTAGCATAGAAGGCACCTCCAAGTCTGACTGGTTATACACAAATAAAATTAACAATGAACTTGTAAACCGAAGCTCTAAGTTTTTAAGAATGAAACCACGAAAGTATAATGATCAAGCTTCTGGTGGTACAGTATTTACAGCAGACTATTGGACAGAAAACTCAAACTTCTTTTTTGAAGGTTTGAGGGTAGGTTCAAAAAGAGCAGAAGGATTTTATTTAGTAGGAGTTGCAGATAGATACATTGCCAATAAGTCAGAAGTCATAGTAGATATCCTTGATGACCTTAAAAATAGGTTTAGCATTATTATCAACTATCCTTCAGCTGGAGGACAAACAGCAACCATTCAGTATGTTTATAATGGTACTTCTATACTGTATAGTTTTACTCTTACAAGTACCCAAGATTTTTCTGTTGGACTAAACATTCAAGACTTTATAGACAGCGTAAACAATGACGAAGTCGAACAGTTCTTTTCAAACGCTGAAGACCTATCTGTATTCTTTGGTGGAGCAAGCGACTATTCGTCAACATTTTCTGGTAGCATATACTCGTTTGGTTTCTTGACATCTTTAGACATTAGTCTAATTGATGGCTATGTTAGTGGAGGGTCCAAGGTTGGATATGTTAGTGCAGGTCAAGGAGCACCAGCTGGATGGTCTTCTGATGGGCCTGGAGTTTTTTCAAATGGTGTATTAGAAAAAAACATTGTAAGATTAAAAACAGCTATTTGTGGTGTCACAGTTAAGCCAACAATGACATTTGATGTTTACGACATTGATGTGTCTTCAAATGGATATTGGGCCGACATTATTCCACTAAAAATTCTATCAAAAGAAGTTGGTAGCCAATACTCTGTTGACTATCTTCAGCTCAATATAGACTTTCCAGAATTTTCTAATACATCAAACTCAACAGTCAGGTCATATGTAAGTTTTCTTGATGTTGACGACACAGATACTATGTACTCAAATATGTACGATGTTTCAGTTCCAGCAGGCGGAATTATATCAACAACAAACTGGGCAACACAAAGATATGAGTTTGTCAATGGAAGCATTGTTAAAATACCGCCAATTGGATCGGTAGACTCAGAGCTATCTATTAAAATTGAAATAGAAGTTACTGCAAAAGATATTTTTAGAAATCCAATTAAGATTAGAAGACTAGAGGTAGCGTCCCATGCTTTTGATGGACAGCAACAAGTTGGAACTAAGTCTGGCAAAGATATCTATGGGGTAGGGTCTAACTGTTTTCTTAAACTTCACAAGCTAAGTACACCATATATGTATTTTTCAAAAAATTCTGGAATCAAATTGTTAGACTCTACAAATAGTTTTAATGGTTCATCTTTTATTAGGGTTCCTATTAATGAATTTAATTCATCTGGATACTATCTAAGTGTTCTTCAGTTTGCCTTTAGGTCAGACTTTTCTTTTGTAAATGCCACAGTCTACGACATTATTAGAATGATTCTTCCACAGTCAGTTACCTATGACATCTATGCAACTGGTCAATCAAACGGTACAGCAAACATAGCTATTGACAATATTGCTAGTAACACCGTGACAGTCTTGGTTAACGGCAAATCTTCAGCAACTATCAGACCATTTGAGTGGAACATTGTAACTATTGGCTTTTTAGAGCCACTTAATTTTGGCAACATTAACCCAGCAATAGAAACTGGATTGCGATTGGTCAATAACTTTTCTTATGATGGAATATCTGTATACCAAATTCCAGAAGAAAAACTTAATAGACAAATCTTTTTTGATCAGTGGAGTGACTACGATACTGAAACAACTTGGGATGGCCCTGTTGATAATGATACTGGGCTTGATGAAATCTGGTACAACATTGCTGTTGATCTATCAGTCGCTGTAGGAAACATTGCCTTAAACCCAACAAATACATACCTTAACTATATTGGTGCACTGAGAATGTCTAATGGGCCTGATTTTAGAGTATTGTCGTTTCCAGGGACAAAGTGGACATCTTATACTGGATACAATCAGGTAAGCCTAACACAGATTCCGCTATAATATGGTATACTTGTGGTTATGAGTAAAGAAAAAGTTGACCCTATTGAGCAGGCATTAAGTAAGGCTAAGGTACAGGTTGTTGACGAAGCGTTCTCAGATTTTGGAACATATGTTTGGATAAAAGCAAATGGAAAAGCTTTTTCAGATGGAAGCGGTAACGTTTTGTCAATCGAGTCAATGAAGAACGATCACGAAAGAGTAAAAAAGCTACAGGATGCTGCTGCATATTACGGAGAAGCAGATGGAAAACCAATGTTTTATCCTGGTACTCGTCAAATTTCAGAAGAGACTCACTCCGAGCAAATAGACAGAATGAAGCAAGGGCTTCTTCCCAACATGAATGATCTTGGTGCCGTTATTGCTGCTAAGAAAACATTGGAACTTTATGGGGACGAAGGATAATGTCAGAAATTGTTAGAGTCAAAGTAGACAGCGTTGAAGAGTCAGAGAATGAGTTTAAGCTTTTAGATCCATTCTCTAAGAAGTGGGATGACATCAAAAACCTAAAAGGTTTTGATAATAACTTTAAGCGTCGTGCCACAAGAATGTCTAAGGTTGAGGCTACCCCACAATATTTAGATAGTGCGATGGCTGTTCCTGCTGGTAAAAATGGGGCAAAGTCAAAAGAGATTAATCCTGGAACTGTTTATGTAAATGGCTACAGCCTCTTTGACGTAATCACTCCACCCTGGAACCTCTATGAACTTGCAAACTACTACGATACATCTTTTGCTAACCACGCAGCGATTGACGCAAAAGTAGAAAACATTGTTGGTCTAGGATACGACTTTCACGTTTCAGACAGAACCATGCTCAAGCTAGAGCAGGTAATGAATGATGAGCAAAGAGATCGTGCACGTAGTCGCATTGAACGAGCAAAGATTGAACTTCGTGATTGGATCGAGTCACTCAATGACGATGACTCTTTTACTCACACACTAATGAAGGCCTACACAGATTACGAGGCAACAGGGAATGGCTATCTAGAAATTGGTAGAACTGTTACTGGAGAAATTGGGTATGTTGGTCACATTCCATCTACCACAATGCGTGTACGTCGCCTGAAAGATGGATACGTTCAGATTATTGGAAACAAGGTTGTATACTTTAGAAATTTTGGGGCAAAGAATCCAAACCCAATTACAGAAGATCCAAGACCAAATGAGATCATTCACCTAAAGCAGTACTCTCCACTAAACACCTACTACGGTATTCCAGACATCATGTCTGCAATCAGTGCTCTTCATGGAGATCAACTGTCCTCTCAGTACAATATTGACTACTTTGCAAACAAGGCTGTTCCTCGTTATGTTATTACAACAAAGGGCGTTCAGCTTTCTGGTGAATCAGAAGACAAGATGTTTAGATTTTTGCAGACAAATCTTAAAGGACAGTCACACAGGACACTTTATATTCCGCTACCTGGAGACACAGAGTACAACAAGGTAGAGTTTAAAATGGAGCCAATTGAGACAGGTGCTCAGGAAGCCTCATTCCGTGAATACAGCAAGCAGAATAGAGATCAAATTCTTATTGCTCACCAGGTCCCACTTTCAAAACTTGGCGGTGGAGATGCATCTAACATTGCTGCAGCACTTGCACAAGATCGCACATTCAAAGAGCAGGTTGCAAGACCACAACAACGCAACATTGAAAAGCAGATCAACAAGGTTATTCGTGAAAAGACCGATGTCCTTGAGCTTAAATTTAATGAGCTTACTCTGACCGATGAGATTGCACAGTCACAGATTCTTGAGCGTTATGTCAAGACCCAGGTTATGACACCCAATGAGGCTCGTCAAAAGCTTGGCTTGCCACAGAGAGAAGATGGAGATAGTCCATTCCAAATGACTCCAAGGCAGGCCACCGACATGAGAGCCAACACTGCACAAAACAGACAACGTGATGCAGAACGTACTAACAATAATTCAGATAGCCCCTCAACAATTTCCGGTAGGAATGCTCAGGGCGAAGGTGAATCTTCTCAATAATATGCTATAATAAAAAGAATATTACAAAATTGCAATATTACTTAAAACGCAGTATATAATTATATTAGTATGACTATTCAAAAAGCTCATTGGAATACTGAAGGCGACAACGTTCGCCTCTCAATGCCGTTCTCAAAAATAGACAAAGAGAGACGTATGGTCTCTGGCTTTGCTACACTAGACAACGTTGACAAGCAGTCAGATATTGTTACATCTGATGCTTCCGTAAAGGCATTTTCAAAATTCCGTGGGAATATTCGTGAAATGCACCAGCCACTAGCAGTAGGCAAGATGGTGTCATTCAAAGAAGATAAGTACTTTGACCCAGATACAAAGAAGTTCTACAATGGCGTATATGTTTCTGCATATGTATCAAAGGGTGCCCAAGACACTTGGGAAAAGGTTTTGGACGGAACCCTTTCTGGCTTTTCTATTGGAGGAAAGATGAATAAGTGGGACGATGGATATGATGAAAAAATGGATCAGCAGATTCGTATCATCAAAGACTATGATCTGGTTGAGCTATCACTTGTTGATACCCCTGCAAACCAGCTAGCAAATATTATATCAATTGAAAAGGTTGATGGCGTTGACGTTATTACTGGTCAGGGAATAGACGCAGAAATTGAAAATGTTTTTTGGGATGAAGAAAACGGTATCGTAATGCTTTCTGCCAACGAGATAGAGGTTAGCCCAACAACAAACATGCCAATGAAGAATATCGGATTTGTAGAAAAGTCTGATTCAGAAAAGGTAGATTTAATAAAGTTCTTAGTTGATAGTGCTAAAGGCATCGAAACAATTAAGATAATAAAGGAGGTAAGTCCTATGACTGAAGAAACAACAACAGTCGCAGAAGCAACAGAAGAAGTCGTTGCTGATGTAGAGGTCGCTCCAGAGGTTGAAACTGTAGAAGAAACTGTAGAAGAAACTGTAGAAGAGGCTACCGAAGAGGTAGACGAGAAGGCAGATTCTGTTGAGGACACAGAAGATTCAATAGTGAAGTCAAGTGAGGTTCTTGTTGAAGCAGTTGCTGATATCAAGAATAGTCTCACATCGGCCTTTAGCGATCTTGCTGATACTGTAAAGTCTTTACACGAGCAAGTATCAGAACTAACTAAGTCACTCGATTCTGTGAAAACAGAAGTTGCCGATGCAAAGGGTGAGTTTAATGAATTTGGAAAGAGGGTAGATGCTGTTGAGGCAGATACAGCTTTCCGTAAATCTGGCGATCTAGGCGAGATCGTTCAGGATATTCAATCAGAAAAGATTGAAAAATCCCTATGGGGCGGACGTTTCCTCAAAACTGCCGATCTATAAATACAAAAAATCACTTAGGAGGTGACAATATGTCGGAAGAAATTATTAAAAACTATCCAGGTGCTGGTGCTAATGAAACTAACGGAGAAGGTGCTTTTGCGTCTGGTGGAATTGGTGGCGTAAGTAACCCTGGTGCAGATACAGTGGGTAACATCCCAACAGCACAGTTTGGTGTTACAACTGGTTCTAACGCCGTTAACCCTTCGGGCGATGCAGGCGGTGGAATCCTACGTCCAGAACAGGCACGTCAATTTATTGACTACATCTGGGACGGAACAGTTCTCGCTAAAGATGGTCGTAGAGTTACAATGCGAGCTAACACAATGGAACTTGAAAAAGTTAACGTTGGTGAGCGTGTTATTCGTGCTGCTAATCAGGCTGATGCCACATATACAAATGCAGGTGCTACATTCGCAAAGGTTGAGCTTACAACAAAGAAGCTACGCCTTGACTGGGAGGTTTCTGCAGAGGCACTCGAAGATAACATCGAGGGTGCAGCTCTAGAAGATCACCTAGTTCGTCTTATGACAAACGCATTTGCAAACGACATCGAGGACCTTGCCATTAATGGTACAGGTACTGGAGGCAATGCATTCCTTAACATTATGGAAGGTTTTGTTCGCAAGGTTCGTTTTGGTGGAGATGCTCACGAGTACTCAGCAACCGTTTCAAACGGTGCTTTTACTCCAGAGATTCTTCAGGGTGTTATTTCAGCATTGCCACGTAAGTACCGTGCTCTAAAGAACGGACTTAAGTTCTATGCAAGCACAGACACATTTGCTGACATTGTTAGATCAAATGGTACTGGAGCAAACAGCATCTTTACAGATCAATACCGTAATACATACCTTGCAGGTACTGATCAGATTATAGGAGAGGCTCGTACAACTCGTATACTAGGAATTCCAGTAATGGAAGTTCCTTACTACCCAGACAACTACATCGACCTCACCTTCCCATCAAACCGTATCTGGGGCTTCCAGCGTGACATCACAGTAAACCGTGAGTACGTTGCGAAGAAAGACACAATCGAGTACACAGTATTCGTTCGTTTCGGTCTCCAGTTCGAAGAGGAAGATGCAATTGCATGGGTTGACAGCGATAGCCAAGACTCGTCTTCATAACACAACTAAACATGTGGGGGCAGGAGGTCAAACTCCTGCCCTCTTTGTTTATATCTGATATAATTGTTGTCAGGAGGTTTTCTTATGTCAACAGAAACAGATAACACAAACAACATGGCTATGGTTCAAGATGGAGAAGCAATACTTTCAGCAGAAGCAATTGAATCATTTTCATCAGTAAAAGATAAAATTAAGGGTATTCCAGAAACAGACGACGAAAATGTAATTGGTTCATCAAGAACGACAGCCGTCGGGGGTAAAAAGAAAGCAGCAATTGGCTCAGTAGACAATGGAGCTATTGGCACAACAAAGATAGATAACAAGAAAAAGGCAGACCAGCCATCAGAGCCAAGAATTAAGGCAGACATGGTTGCAGTCTTTTCAACAAGAAATGTATTGTGGCAAGGCATAGGATCAATTTCCAAAGGCTACAATATCTTTAGCAAGTCGGAGGCCGATAAATGGCTTACTCGTGGACATGTTAGACTTGCTACGCCACAAGAAGTGGCTCAGGAGTATGGATTATAATGGAAATTCTAAGGTTACTGCCTTATCAAAATCTAGAAGTTGATTTTACAATTCCAGCAGGGTATGTTACAAATGAAACATTTGTAGCAACAATTACTGATTTGGCAGACCTCTCTTCTACAACTCAGACTGTAACAGAGAATGCAGCATATGTATGGACAATCACTCTGTCTGGTAAGTACGACACAGACTATCAGGTAGTCATTACAGATGCCTCTGGAGACGTTATCCATGACGATACGTATGAGATTCGTAGACCATATGTAAACCCAAATACCCTCGGAACAACAGCATCCGAAATTGCAACTGCTGCATCAAATGAAGAGCTTGCACGAGCAATCATAGACTCAGTTATTCCCCAGGGATTCTACTACAAAAAGGTAGCACTAGAGACCACAGGTTTGGGTGCAGACTATCTACCACTTTGGATAGACGCAAAAAAGATTGTTAGCATTTATGAAAACAATGTCTTGATTTATGAGCTAGCTAATCCAACAGCTTACACAAGAAATTTTGAAATTACAAAAGATAAGTCTGCAATTACTGAATCATACACTGGTGAACTAAATAGGTTGGAGAATACTCCACTCGTTTTGCCAGCAGGTAGCACAGACTACCTAGATCTTAACCTGACCCCATTTGGATCATTTCCAAAAACATATGATTACAAAATCTATGTAGAGGCAGGGTATCCGTCAGTCCCATCAGACATTGCAAGAGCTACAACTTTGCTAATTGATGATATTGCATGTGGCAAAATGGATTACTATAAAAAGTATGTTTCTGACTATAAAACAGATCAGTATAGCCTAAAGTTTGACTCACGAGTATTTGAAGGAACAGGGAATATTCTTGTAGACAAGATACTGTCCAAGTATCGCAAGTCTATAACAAGACTAGGGGTGCTATAGTTGACAAACTGCGAAACCTGCCCAGACTTTATTTTTCCATTGATAGCAGATGTCTATTACGCGTAATAGACATCTGCTATCAAT